TAGCTCTCGCATCTTAGATGCTGACATACCTTCTATGCCTTCTGCATCTGGATCACGTAGACCAGCATTGACTACTTTCATACTCTCGTAATGAAAGTCTTTACCATTATAGGTAGATGTTATTCGTTCTAGGTCTTTTATTCGATCTTCGCCTACAACAATAATAACGTTATTAAATCTTTGATTAACTTCCTTAAGCATATCGAACATATTTCTTGCGTCTGATTCTGCTACAAATTCCTCACCAAAAGCCTGCTTAACTAATGATAGCTTTTCTTCGTATGCGAGTGGATTCTTTTTAGGATCGTAAGAGTGAGACAGGAAGATTAATGGCTGTGCCCTTTCGTTTAGGGATATGGAGAGCATTTTTTCAACTAAGGCTAGATGTCCTACTGTAGGAGGATTCATCCTACCAAACGTCACGACTGCGGTATCGGTCGTTGCTTCGGAGAAAGACTTTTTGGTCACATGTGCAGGGTTGAGAACTATTTCGTCTTTAGGTTTACCCGATGCAGTAGTTGAATTTTTATCTTTTAATGGCTTCTTCATAATTTTGTTTCCAGGGTTTGTGTTTAACCTTACCTGTCTCCCGTATATTTAGCTTTATTATAACGTCAAACATACTTAAAGTCCAGTTATTTGTTCCCAATCTTCTGATTCTTCTTTAGCTTCTTCTATTTGCTTACGTTGAAGCTTAGTTAATTTAAGTCCAGCAGTAATCATTTCGTCAGCACTACTAATACCACAGAAGAGCATCTTCTCTAAGTTAATACGTATACCTCTATGGCTAATAGATTTATTAACTCCTCTTCCGTATACTAAATCAGGGTTAAGAGCGTAATCAAACACCATTTCGTCAGCACTATTATACTTGAGTTCTTTAACCCATTTTTCAACAACAGACCAGTTTATAGTAGTAGCTGTTATAGCCTTCTTAACAAAGTCAACTGATTGTTCATTGCTTAGGTTAATCTCTTGTGTCATTATTCCATCCTTTAATAATAGTATCTGAGAAGTTAGCGTAACTAAACTCTAGCCTATCTACTAGTTTAACAGCGTTGCCATTACTCACAGCAACATATCCTTCTTCTCCGGTCATTTTATAGCCCGTAGTAGTCTTAAGAAACGTTTTAAGCTTAGCAGCATTATTCAGCTTCTTAATAATAAGTAGTTTAGCATCAACTAAGAGTTTTTGCAACTCAAAGATAGGCTGTAACTTCATAGGAGAACAAGTAGCAAGAAACATAACATTAGCTAAAGTAGCTTCTTTCTTCTCTTTGCCTTTATCAGTCTTAAGAGCATTAATTTCTTTCGCAGCTCTTTCTTTTAAGAACCTTTGCAAGGAGTTAACATGCTTACGACTATCAGTAACAATATTACCATCACGTACCATTAAGTTATAATGTATCTTAATCATACTGACGCAATGCTTATCTAGAGATATATTATTAAGTAACTTAGAGTCTATCTTTTTAAACACCTTGCCAGCATCAGAGAGTACCTTAGTTACTTCTTTATTCTCTTCTTTAGTAAACGTAGCTGTACCTGATACATCTTTATAATTAGCATCAATCTGAAATACTTTATCTAGTTTATTAATCATATTGATATTAAAGTCATAAGACGTTTCATGACCAGACATAGTAGTACCAGCATATACAGTATGCCAAACTACACCTAGTGCATTAGCTAATATTTGTTTACCTAGCGCAGATTTTTTAGGTACTGCGTACACAATAGTATTAGGGTGAAATAATAACATCTCTTCACCATCAATAGTAGTTGTTTGTATATCCTTAGCTGTGAATAATAAATCACCTTGTAATACCTTATCACCGACATTTAAGTCTTTAAGGTAATATAAACAAGCATTAAGTTTATATTTAAGATCTTCCGGTATATCAGCACTCTCAATATCTTTAACAGTCTGATAATACTTTGAGTTTTTACTAAAATAGGATTTAGTAGCAACAAAAAGCTTACCTTCTTTCCTACCTACAATAATAGCTGGTGCACCGTCCCATTTAACAGTAGTATTAACTGCTTGGTTAGAGTCACCGCTTAGCATATTACGTAATGATTGCAGAAACTTAATTGATTCACGTGCACCAGTAACCCCGTTATTAATAACGTTGTCTTCCAAATGCTCCATATGTTTATTCGGACTTGAAATCATATTTAAATTCACTCCATGTTGGCCACTTATCTGACCTGCTTCTGTTTACAACTGTTGAAGCATTGCATATATGTTTCTTTGCTGCTTCGTGTTTATCTGCATACATTATAGTATCTATTTCATAATAGTACAACTTATGCCCAAATGTACCTGGATCTTTAACAAGCTCAATACCAGCATTAGCATACTCAATTTGCCAATCTTCAATTGACTCATCTTGCTGATAAGGTCTTAGTATAATATTCTCATACTCTTCTACGAAATGTACCTTACGACCTTCCTCAATAATATCATTTAATATTTCCTGAGTTAATTCTTCTCTTAAATATACGCCTACAATCTCTCTACATGTCTTCGTTCTTGTCTTAAAGTGCTCATGCGTTACTTTAGACTTTCTATATGTTCGTCCAGTAGGTTTATGCGTCCATAATAACTTCTTTGATACTAGTCCAGAAGGTATAGAAGGTAAATCACCAAATGCAAGCATAGCTGCTCTTGCCCATTCTTTATCACCGATATGGCCATCTTTAACAGCTGGTAATAAATAATTACAGAAGGCGATGAACCCCTTCTTTGTTACTGTCTTTGCCATTTAAAATATCCTTAACTTGATCTAAAGTATACCATAGGGAATTAAATACTCTAGTGCTTATTTGACTTTCAATAATATACCTTTTGATCCCGTCAGGAGATCTATCAAGTAATATTATCCCGTTTTCGTTAGCGTATTCGACTATACGCAATCTGCGCGTTCCATCCAGAGTTCTATCTCTTCTTCGGCAATGCCGTGAATGATAGTATCTCTATCATCATCAGCATGAAGACCATGTTCAATGCCGTATTCATTTATTCTTTGATCTAGCTTAAGATCATTAGCTTGATCTAACTCATAAAGTTCATCTAAGATACCTTCTGCTTTTATTTCATGTGCATGTACGCTCATATTATTCTCCGTAAAAATTAGTTATAAACTCTCTACAGTTATTGTAGGCGTTCGTAGTCCCTGAGTCAACTGTGACCCAGTCAGTTCCATCAAATGTTCTATGTATACATTGCGTATAAGTAGGATACACAAAGTATGCTTTCTCAATAATATTAACTCCATCTATTAATGTACGTCCAAGAGCAATAAATTCATTTGATTGTAATATTGATTGATAGCTATCAGCCTCATCGTATGTAAGCACTATGCCTTGAATTGTACCAAGTGTACCATTGTAATCAATGTCCGAATAAGTAACGGGTACGTTAGGGACAATTTGGGAGACACTGGGGTCTACACTAATACTAAAGCTATAGTGATCGTTTCTATTATCTTTCTTTTGTGTATATTCTACGGTTACGTTAGTAGGAAGATCAGCAATAGAACAATAGGCTTCATAATTAAGGCCATTATGATGTGATATATGATACTCAGTTATATAAGTTTCATCTTCTTTCATATATTTAAGAGTATAGTCATTAGCACATATACCATCTATAATTTCTTCTCTTATAGTATAGCTTGTGTTATAGTCAATAACCGCTGATGTACTAACACCACCAATATCAGCTCTATACTTAGTAGCATGCTGTTTTAAGTTAGCGTAAGTAGGTGCATAACCACTACCTAAAGAACCATCACTTCTATTTAAAGTAGTTTCAGACGTCTCAAGGAAGAAATAATTAGACCATCCACCTATATCTGCTCCTGTGAAGTGAGCGCGCATATTAAAGGCCAGCGCGTTTAGCTCCGCGTTATCTATAACCTGACCTATTGCAGTATCTGAGATATATAATGAACTTGGCATAGCTTCACCAACCATATTCTCAAGTACAGTATCAAGGTCAGTTCGTAAAGGGTCTAAGAGTTGGAGGAAGTCAACGATAGTTTCAGCGCGGCTAATCCATTCAGCATTATCACTAGCAATGAAATCAGAATAAAGGTCATCGAAAGTAATACCATAATTGTTATAGAGGTCAAGCTCGAAATCATCTGTTTTAGAAAAGACAAAGTCTGCGATGTTGTTGGCATCATCTCCACAACCTTGCGCCACACTGATCGAGACATTATTATAATTTTGTTTCGCTTCATTTATATACTCCAGGAATATTCCAGTGAAGGGTGATATGTTTCCTCGAGAAGGAATACTAGTAAGTACATCACTACCCTTCTCTGTTGGTATAAGATACATATCAAAAGCTGTATCAATATATCCTCGGGTTGTATCTGTAGCACCTACAGGTACGTTTACAACAACTGGTCTCGATCTTGCACAAGAAGTTGTTATATTATTTATACTATTAAACTCACCGTTATCATTAGTAAAGAAGTATGTACCTTCAGAGTCAGTTAGAGCAGTAGGCTCACCATCGTCCTGAACTAAGTTCCAATTAAAGTCAATGAATACAGTAGCACCGTCTATATAACCATCTATAGCTTTACCATATAACCAATAAGAAGGAGATGCAGGTGGAGTAGTTGATTGTGATTCAGGTACAAGTACAACTGACCCAGTCCCACCGCCACCACAAGATGCCAAAAGTAAGGTGAGAAATATCGCATATAATTTATCCATAGTTTTTACTCAAAAAATTAATATACAATATTATAGTATACTTATTCTCTAGAATGCAACTTATTATGAAAGAAATGTCTAGATCTATCTTTGTTGTAGCTAAACCATCCAGTTGCAATATACTTATCACATTCAAGATCATCTGTAGCATAATGTGGATGAGTATAACCTGCAGGCCAATACATTAAAGTTCCTGCAGTAGGTTTAAAGCTTATCTCTTGTAGGGGAAAGCTAGTACGTCCTCCTCTCTCTACATCATTAAGATAGATCATCCATACCATGAAGCGTGAGTTTGTTGTTGGGCTCTGACCTTGCTCAACATGCTGTGTAGTAAATCCACCACCTGATGATGCTTTCTGTATTTTAATATTCTCTAAGAACATATAATGCTCTTCATTACCTTCCCACCAAAGTGGAATATTATTTTTTATTGTATCACATATTAAATCATTACTTGCTTCCATAGATTGAAAGCCAAGAGGGAACATACTAATATCATTTCTCTCATCATTATTATCAATATAGATACCATCTATTTTTGTTTCAATAGTAAAATGCTCTGACTTATTTTCGAATGCCTTAATAATATCTTCACAGTCACTTTTTGATAAAGCGTCAGGTATTACTTGTATAAAAGTATTAACCATAATATTTTAATTGTTCCTCAGTACAAATAGCTTTTAACTCATTGCATTTTTTACATCTCATACAATGCTTATCTTCACCCTTCTCACAGACATATATTAATTTTTTAATTTTATCAGGAAGCATTTGATACTGCTCTTGTTTACTTAAATGCATTAAAGGAGCAGTAAAGGTCATATCAATACCAATTTGAGCAGCTGAATTAATATAACCTTCATATTGCTTCTCACCAAACAGATGTAAATTATCACCGTTAGTATTCTCTGGTGTTAATTTGCCTCCGTTATGCCCGAAGTAAATATGTGACATTACATTTGTTATAGCTATTTGGAAAGCAATTGTAGCCCAGTTTTGTTGCATAGGAGGGAAGCCGTTCTTATTAAAATGCTTAGTATAATGCTCACGTGACTCGTGCCTATTAAATAATAATTTTTCAGGAGGATTATAGTCAACAATAACTGTTGTGACATCAGCTTCTAGAAGAGCTGCTTTTTGTTGTATTGTATTAACTTCGCCTGGATTGGCTTTAACATGGAAGCAATAAGGATTTTTATTTAGAGACTTAAGCCAATAAACTAGCGCTGTTGATTCAACACCGCCCGAAAATGCTACAATAGAATCATACTTCATCTATCGTGCTTAGTGTCAGGGTCTGTTTCAGTCATCTCTATGTATGTTTTCATGAAACGTCTAACCTCACGTGACACAGAAGTATCATTTTGTGCGCAAGCTTTCTTAAAGTTTTCTTTCACTTCAGGACATACTTTAACTAACATCTGTACTTTTTCACTCATCTCAAAATCCTCATTATTATATATATTCTATATATACTATTTATATATCCAGGAGCCTACTATGAAAGAGTTATGGAAATCATTTAATGAAATGATGAGGTCAGGTACGTTAGACAAAGTCGTCGAACTTACTCACTAAACCTTTACCAGCGTCCGTTTTATCAAAGACGGGCGTATCTTCAACTAAGTCATCCTGAGCATTCTGCTCAACATCATACAGCTTCATTTTCGCTCTATCAACACCAACTACAAATCGTCTATTATAGTTAGGGTCTGAATATCTATTCTTTAACTGCTTAAATAATATCTGAGCTAAGTCTTCTAGCTCTTCAGTACTTATCATAGCAAACATAAAGTCAGCAGTAGCAGGTAGTCCGAACGATTCAGAAGTATCTTCTAAACCAACATCAGATGATGTATATCCAGATCTAGTTACCTGCGTAGCAGATACAATAGGTACATTAAACTCAACAGCTAAGCCTCTAAGCTCTTCAGCAATAGACTTAACAATTGTATATGAATTAGCACTTGCACCTTTTACTCTTGCACTCATACAGATATTAAGATAATCAATATAAATTATATCAGGTAGGAATTGCTTTTTAATTTTTAATTCTTGAAGTAGATGTCTAAAGTGACCAGCATGAGCACCAGCAGTAGGATATTCTTTTACAATAAGCTTACCATCGGTTTTCTTAGATACCCTAGCCATTTTTTTCTCATAAGCATCTCTAGGTAACATCTTTAGCTCATCAATAGTAGTATTAAGTAAGTTAGCGTCAACACGCTCTGCTATACGCTCTTCAGCCATTTCCATAGTAATATATAATACATTAAGTCCATGCATTAGATTAGCAGCTGCACAGTGACACATAAAGAGAGACTTACCTACACCAGTACCAGCCATCGCTATATTTAATGTCTTTCTAGCTAAGCCACCTTGAGTTATACGATTAAGATAATCAATATCGAATGGTATCTTTACTTCTTTCTTTTGATAAAAGTCAAACCTTTCATTAGCATCTTCTATAAAGTCATGACCAATATGATTATCAAACGATACAGAAAGAGCATCAGATAACATCTGAGGTAATGCACCTTTATCTTCTTTACCTTGACCGTCTAATATCTGTATGCCATCCATAATAGCATTATATACAGCCTTCTCTTGACAGAACTTTTCAGTACTATCTACTACCCATTCAGTATCTTTTTCTTCTGAAGGCTTTAATTCTTTTATATAAGTATCAGCTTGTGCAGCTAATTCATCAGACATACCGCCTGTATTAGATACTTCAATAGCTAATGCATCCTGACTAGGACATAAATTATATTTTTCATGATACTCAGCAATAGCTTGAAATAGTTTCTTTTCAACTAGATCGCTAAAGTATTCAGCTTTAAGGAAAGGAATACACTTACGTGTATATTCATCATTAAATATTAAATTACTAATTATAGTTTTTTCTATCATCGCTTCACAAATATATTAAATGAGATTGATATTCTAGGGTTACTAGTAGGTTTTTGCTCTGGAACACTATGCTCTAACCAACTAGGCCATATATAAATATCGCCGCTTACAGGTCGTAGTTCTTCTTCTTGTACCCATCTATTAAGAAATCCTTCTCCACCAACCCATGATTTAATTATAGCGTACAACGGGCTTCGAATCAAGAAAGAACTAGAATCACTATCAGTGTGGATATAAAGAGTACCCGAAAGTAAAGATCTACCATGGTCGTGCCAACAGTGGTGAATACCCTCATCGTAGACATTATACCATGCTTGTATGCAGTCAGTATCAATCTTGGAAGCGATAGTCTTGTCAAGATCAAGACAAGTATCAACATATCCCTTCGCGAACTTGGTAATGCCATTCAGTATATCCTCTTTATGTTTAACACCCACTAAACCATCTTCATCATAGAACGATGTATAGTTAGTCTTGTCGGGTGATTTATTTCTACGTAATGTGAGGATGCTTTCTTGAATCTCTTTTATATTAAGATTCGTTTGCTCCATCATCATCGGAATTGGAAACAAGTTCTTCATCGTCTTCACTCCCATATTGGTATTCTTTTCTAGCTGCTATGTCTAGCTTTGCTAAGAACTCTTCTGTGAAGTACTTTTCTGGATTAGCATATACTGCTTTAGCATATACTTTAGAACCATCAGGCATCTCTACTCGTGTAGATACTTTCTTAACTAGTCCATACTTTTCAGCTAAGTCTAAGAGTCCAAAGTACCTATCTAATCCAGTCTCATAGGAAAGTTTAACTTCTACTTTCTTATTCTCTTTTGACAGTCTTGACTTAAATGTAGTACATCTAATAATATTACCTACTACATCAGTACCTTCTTTATCTTTCTTCTTACCTAGCATACAAATAGTAGAAGCAGCATACTTAAGACCACTACCACCACCAATCTCTTTCATCGGTACATAAGATCCTACTACATCATAAACATGATTAGTAACTAGCATAGGAACTTTTACTTTAGCAAGTTTAAGAGTAAGTACTCTAAAAGTAGCTTTAATAATCTGAGCCTTAGTCATATCCCTTGTCTCTTTACCTTCAGCAGTATCTTCCATCTCTTTAGTAGTAGATAGTAGACCTAATGAATCAAGTACGAACATCATAGGAGGGCGTCTATCAATAGGTTGAGAACTATAAGCGTCAATCATTCTAAGAGCATGATGTCTAAATGATTGGATAGTATCAGGTTCAGCTAAGATTACTCTATTAGTATCAATGCCTCTTGATTCCATCATATCTTTAGTTACAGCTGCTTCAGTATCATAATATACAACACCAGCATCCTTATTATCTCTTAAAAACTTTTGAATAATACCTAGTACAAAGAAAGTCTTACCAGTAGCTGACTCACCAGCAAAGGCACTAATTTTATTATTAGGTACGCCGCCATATATAGATCCAGACAGGACAGCATTTAACATATAAGAACCGGTATCGATTGATCCGGTATACTCAGCACTTCCTAGCCCGTCTGCTGCAATGACGGTATCTGCATCTTTGATATCTTCAACTAGTCCACGAAAAAAATCGCTCATTATAAAACTCCGAATGGTTTACTATTACACTTTATTATAAGCTATAATAGGTCCTAAGTCAACCCTTATATACTTTGTCAAGTGCATCAGAAAATTGTTCAATCTTACCAAGCCTGTCAGGCCAGTAGATATAATCTTTTGATGGGTTCTTTTTTAAGTTGTTTAATAATGGTTGAACCATACCATATAATTTTTCTACTTTCTCTTCTAGCTCGCTTGATGAAGCAGATGCTGTCTCAGCGCTTTGTTTAGCAGCTTGTACAACTTCTAATTCATCAGCATCCATAGCTGAGAAGCCAAAGTCAAAACTAAAATCTGAATTTGAATTAGCCAAAATAATCCTCCAATGTTGCTCTATGTTCTATCTCCCAACCAATAGCATCAAGAATAGTCTTCATAGGTTCAACAAATGATTTTGTATATTGCATATCATAGTCGATATATTGATTAAGACCTAGTGCTTTCGGCAGCGTATTAGGAGCTGCGATAACATTTTCTCTCGATGGATTAGGAACTTTAAGGTAACAGAATTTAACTTTATCGCCATTCTGTACTGGCTGGAATCTATCTATCTTATTTTTATTTAGCATATGATTATACATCAGCGCACCACGAACATGAATAGGAGTACCTTTTCTATATATCATAGAAGCATCAGTATACTTTTCTAAACCTTTACATCCTCTAGGAAAAGCAACATCTTCGAATGAAAGCTTTCTAAACTCTTCTCTATGCTTAGCAATGAACTCAATGATAGCTGCTTCATCTTTAGTAATAATAACATCTAAAGCATCTTTAATATATTTACGTACAACAGCAGGAGTAGAAGATCTTACAGCTTCGATACCCATCATCTTCATTTTAGGCTTTTCGTAACGCACACCTTCTGAATCAAAGACGTTCATGATATATCTTTTCTTAGCAGTCCATATAGCTTTATTGCCTATATTTTCTCGCTTCATGACCATCTTATCTTCCATTGCATTTACGTAAGTCGCAAGCTCTCCATAACTCTTTTCAATTTTCGGTTCAATAATCTCAGCGCAGGACTGATCAAGAAAATCGATGATTCGTGTAGTTTCAGCTCCATCTGGAAACACTTTATGTACAAGCGGTGCCATATTGATATATAAAGAGTCCGTGTCAATCGCGATAACATAATCTTCATTTTCACTCCCTAAGGTTTTATTCAAAAATTTATTAATAGCATTCTCTGCCCATCGAATAGATAACTGACCGCCTTTAGTAATCGACTCAGTATTATCCATATCATGCCATCTAAAGTATTCATTACCTAACGCACCATAAGCTGAGTTAAGTTGAATCTTCTTAGCCATCTGCATATTATATGCTTGAGATATTTTATTAGAGAGTTCAGGGCTAGGATTCTTCTCATACTCCTGCTGATATTTAATCATCTTAGTCTTCCATACGACTCTATCGTCATACATTTTACGCATAAGTTTAGGTAAGAAGCCTTCGAAGTCTCTAGTATACATATCACCGTTAGCTGATATAGTACAGTTATTATCTTTTGCTTTTTGTATTACTTTATTATAAGCACCGTCTAATATATCTTCCATACTAGGTGCATAACCAATTTTACCTTCATACGTTTCAGGAGATATATTATACTGCATAATTAAATGAGGGTATAGAGAGTTAAGATCGAACGATACTACCCAATCATGCATACCTACTTGAGGGTCTTTAACATAAGCACCTTCAGCAGCTCTCTCTTTATCTTTATGCTTAAACTGAGGTACAACTATATTACGATTAAGTAGATAGTTATGTATAATAAGATCCCACATCCTTACAGATGTAAATGTATCTTGATAGTTAACTTTAGCGTCATAAGCAATCGCTAATACTTGATCTATTAGTTTAAGTTTCTCATCTAATCGTTTTACTAGAACAGTATCTTGAATATTATAGTCAATAAACTTTTCCCAATCATGCTTATAAAGATCGAATAGACTATCATGCTCAGCATAATCAAGTTTACGTTCACCTAATTCAACGTGAGCAATATGATCTAGTCTATATGACTCTTGCATTACAAAAGTAAACTTACGATACAGTTGCATATAGTCTAAGATAGAAACGCCTAACGGATCAAATACTTGATTAGGACGTCCTGCTATATGTACAGTCCTTTCCCTTAGAGCATTAAAGGGAGACAGCTTCTTAGCAAAGTCTTCACCTATAACATTAGTAACTCTATTAACAATATAAGGTATATCAAAGAACTCAACATTCCATCCTGATACAACATCAGGGTCAATAGCGCGCCAGCAATCTAAGAACTTCATTAGTAGATGAGCTTCGTCATTACACTGAATATATTTTATGTTATCTTCTTTAGGTGTATAAGGTTGACATCCAATAGCAACAATATTGTTATTAAACTCAAGAGTGATAGCAGTAATCTCTTTATCTGCTTTCATAATATCAGGGAAGCCTTCATCAGCAGCGACCTCAATATCAATATAAACAGTCCTTACTTGCGTAGCATCATACTCAACAATTTCATCTGTATAGTTATCGTTAATATAAGTATAAGCAAACATAGGTAAACCATAAAGGCCTTTACCTGATATGTCTTTATTTTCTTGGATATATTTTTGAGCGTAATGAGGGTTATCAAACTCTTTCTTCATGACGGACTTACCATCAAGAGTAGTATAACCAGTTTCTTGTCTTACCGGGCCGGTAAATAGATAAGGACGGCAAGGTTCTTCGTAGCTGAATCGCTCGCCGTTCTCGTAGCCTCTATGAAGGATCTTAGATCCTCTAAGCTGAACATTAGTATAAAACTTCACAATAAGTAATCCATAATAAATTAATACAAACGTATTATAAGCGATCCTAGGACCGCTATCAAGGTTTAACTATGTGTAATATTGTCTGCGAATTCGATTAATTCTAATCTGCCTTTTACTTCAGCTATTTTATCAGCAGCTAATCCAGCTCCGTGAGCTTCGATTGCTGTTGACATAGCCGCATGATCCTTAGCTACTGCAGCTGCAATTTCGTCAGCTGAGATAGTATCAAAATGTGCTACTAAAGTAAGAGCATGTTGCCATACAGAAGGAAGATCACTCCAGTTTGAAATAGCAGCGTCTGCTTCTGAAACAGCTGAATTTCTATCAGCTTCTGAAACAGCAACGCCTTCATTCATAGCTTGAAGTTCTTGGTCTAAAATTTCGTTAATAAGTGCCATCAATTTCTCCTAATAGAAATATATTATGTGAGTATTTATGTGAATCAATGATGCAGGATCATAAAGATATGTCAATTATTTTAAAAGCAGCTAACATAAATCCAAAGACACATACTTGTATAATAGATGCCCAGAAAATTTGCCTCATAGGATGTATATTAACAATCTTCTCGACCCAGCTTTCGCTGGGTGAGAGATTTACGATTTGTAATAATTTTTCTTCTTTCATACAACAACTATAATTTTTGAGCTTTCTATCTCGCGCAGGGCTCTTAAAGCGCCATTCACATCCGTGTGAACAGCTGTAAAGAGCATCACTGCTACGAGTAAATGTCTCATTAGTAACCTCTCGCTGAGGCAATAATTGTAAATACAGGTAAAGCAAATGGAAGAGCTAGTAGTAAACTAATTTTTACGACTTCACAGATATGACAAACAGTGTCATTATCTTTTAGGTTTTCAATTTTATTTACCATGCTCTTCGTAACATATGTTACTGTGGTCATGGTATCTCCAGGTTTTAATATATAAACAAACGATATAATATTATATCACGAGTATTTATAATAAAAAGACGCACCGAAGCACGCCTTTTTTAAAAAAAGTTAAGTTATTTTACTCAGCTAAGAATGTTTTTTCAGATACATCTTTGCCTATCTCAATCGTACGAGGTTTTAACTCTTCTGGTACGATATGGGCTAGTTTAATCTGAAGAACTCCGTCTTTAATATCAGCTCGTTTCACAACTACATCTGTATTAAGAATAAAGTCTTTATAAAATTCTCGACTAGATAATCCTTTATGTAAATATTGTGATGTTGGCTTATCTTTTATGTTAGCTGATACGGTTAGCTTATTTTCAGTAAGTGTGAGTTCTATATCTTCTTCTTTGAAACCAGCTACAGCTAATTCAATCATATAGTTCTCATCATCTATCTTTACAATATTGTAAGGTGGATAGTTATGATTACTTACGTGTTTTGCTCTTTCGAGGTCTTGGAATAGTTGATCGAAACCAACTGAGAAAGTCCCGAAACGGGACAATAGGTCTATGCTTGTCATGTTATCTCCTTTATTAAGCAAGTTAAATATGAGCCCAGAATCCTGGCACTCATATTATATATAGGCATCCTTTCGGAAAAGTCAAGCAGCTAATTCAGTTTTTAGCTGCTCTGATCTATGATCGAACCAACCATTGTCAATCTTATATTGACATTCATAGTTGCTTCTTTCACTGTTAGGAAGTAAATCCCATTGCTCAGACTTAGCATGAATCTTACGGTTCATCCATCCATCTGGACCATTAAAAGTAAACTTAAGAGCTGACCATTTATTATCAGCATACTTAAGAGTGATAGGCGTCTCCCACTTCTCACATACCTTATCAGCATTCTCAGCAATGTAGTACTCTAATATATACTCTTTAGAAGCTGGGTTGTGATACTCAATAAGCGACTTAAGAGTCGGTATACCATCTCTCTCAATTCTGAGAGCTTGAGGGCCAGTGATATCTTCTACTACATAAGTAGTACCACCTTTAAATTTCCAATAATCCTCAGACTTGCCTGGGACAAAGTCTTCGTTATGAGCTGCATAGTTTTCGCAGTACTGAGTGTTAATAATAAGTTTCATAATCTACTCCTTTTTTAAATTATACAATTATTATAACCTAACGAGAGAGAAAGTCAACTATTATTTTGATTTTTATTTCTTAAAGGTCTTACCTTCTTTCCGTATGAACCATTATAGTCTAAGCATATTCTATAAAGCAATCGATCTCCTTTTACTTCATTACGTTTATGTAAACTATTCCATTGGTCCATAAAGACAAAGTCACCTGCTTCCCATTCATG